AGCTCTGTCACTATTTTCTGTATCGAAAATTTCCGCATGCTCATTAGCATAGTTGTTGTATTCCAAGCCGAATAGTGCATTCAAACCTGGCTCTAGTTCTTTAACTAGTTGTCCTCTTGATATAGCCATAATTTATTCTCCTATTCTGCTATTATACGCCAGTAGCGGTCATGTAGAAGTGTTCATTAATGATTACCTTAAAGTTACAATTAGCAGATGTTAAATCGCTATTGTCAGGGTCATCAGAAACTCCAATGATTCGCATGTTGGCTGTTGTTGTTGCTTGTGTGTCCGTTAATTCAGTTTTAGAAACGAAATGCGGTGTAACACCTGCTGAAACAGTTAAATCAGCGTTTGTAAAAACGTCTAATTGTTGAGTCGCACCAGTTGCTGCCGATTGTATTTCATAAACTTGAAAAGGATCGTCAGTAATAAACGCCTTGATATCAGTAGCTGCGTTTGAAGCGGCTAGGTGATTAGCAAAGGTCGGTTTACTTGTAGTCGCGTCAGTGAAAAAAACACCTTGCATAGAGCCCAAAAGAACTCCGTTATCTGTATTCGCTGCAATTCCGACTGTACCAGCTGCTAAAGCTAGCATCATATCGTTTTGAGAAAATGCAGATGCACATGCTGCTACTTCGTACTCAGTAGCGGCGTTGTTATCAGCTGCTTGACCAATTTTGCCTAGGGGTTTTAATCCGAAAGCTGCGTCTTGGTTTGCCATATTATTATCTCCATTTGTTTACCAAAGGTAAACGGTTAATTTATTCGTTGGCAAAAATTACTAAAAAATTATTAGTCTTTTTTTGTACCACCGAAGGTTACACGAGTCTGTCTATCAACATCGATAGGCATACCTGGGTGCTGTTCCTTCAAGAGATCGTTATCTATCGCTTCGTCTTTTGCTTTTGTGAGTCTATTAAAATATTCCTCACGCGATTTAACTAACTCTATTGATATCCTAGCCAGCAATAGGCCACCAACTCCGATCACGCCCTTGTATTTTCCATCGTTAATAGTTGGATAATCTACATCTGGATATTGGTCAGCTCTTACTAATTCATATCCTGATCTTAGTTTACCTGACATGTTTTTTGTATCATCAAAACCCATAGTCTCGGCTCTTATCCATCTGTGATGGTACCCGTCT